TAGGTTCTGGGACTATGCTGAGTTTACCAAGTACATCTGGATACAGAAGGCTTTACCTAGTAATACAGAACTGGTATTCTTATTTGCAAATTCATCAGCGCCTATGCCTCAAGCAAAAAGACGTAAAGACGGTACAAAAAGAAGTCACGGGGAGTGGGCTTCTGACAACGGATTTAGATGGTTCACTGTTGATACACTACCTGAAGAATGGAGAAGTGAGAATGAAACAACACACTAAAAAGAAGGTCAGTATTGATGACGCAACCCCTCAAGAGTGGGACAATGTTAACAGACCTCAGCACTACAACAACGGAGATATAGAATGTATAGACGGAATCCGCGCCATGTTAAGCCAAGAAGAGTTTGTTGGTTATTTACGCGGAAACAGTCTGAAGTATCGTTGGCGTTATCCGTACAAAAACGGAACGGAGGATCTAAGAAAGGCAGCATGGTACGAAGATAAGTTGCTAAAGGTTTTGGAACAGGATGGATAAGAATTACGTTGATCGCAAAACTGAGCGCAGAGATAAGTACCACAAAAAGCGCAAAGGTAAAGTGACAAAAGATAATAAAAACTTTAAGAGTATTCGGTTAGAAGAATTAAGAAAACAAGAAGCAGATGAGGAGCTGTTAGATGATGGATCAGTATCAACAATACATACACAAGAGTAGATATGCACGTTACATGGATGAAGAGAAACGCCGCGAAGAGTGGGGAGAAACAGTTAATCGCTACCTTGCTTTCTTCGTAGAGCGTAACCAGCTTGGAGACTCAGAAGCCGAAGAGCTATTTGAATCTATTACTAGACAAGAAGTAATGCCTTCAATGCGCTGCATGATGACAGCAGGAGCAGCCTTACACCGTGACAACGTAGCAGGATTTAATTGTTCTTACCTTCCTATTGACAGCCCTCGCTCCTTTGACGAGCTAATGTATATTCTATTATGTGGCACAGGCGTAGGCTTTAGTGTAGAGCGTGACTATGTAAACAGCCTTCCAGAAGTCGCTGACAGCTTCCATGAGACAGACTCTACTGTTGTTGTATCTGACAGTAAGGTAGGCTGGGCAAGCGCCTTCAGAGAGCTTATAAGCCTCCTGTATGCCGGTAAGATACCTAAGTGTGATCTTACTAGGGTACGTCCAGCAGGGGCTAGGCTCAAGACATTTGGAGGCAGAGCCAGTGGCCCACAGCCTTTAGCAGATCTATTTAATTTTACTGTTGATTTATTTAAATTAGCAGCAGGACGTAAGCTAACGTCACTAGAGTGTCATGACTTAGTATGTAAGATTGCAGACATTGTTGTTGTAGGTGGTGTTCGTAGGTCAGCCCTCATCAGCCTGAGTAATGTCACTGACAACCGCATGGCTAACGCTAAGAATGGTGAGTGGTACTTAGGTAACGGTCAACGGGCCTTAGCAAACAACAGTGCCGTATACTCTGAAAAGCCTGACTTTGATACATACTCTTCTGAGATGAAGCGGCTGTACGATTCTAAGTCTGGTGAGCGTGGTATCTTCAGCCGTATTGCAGCACAGAAGGTAGCAGCACGTAACGAGCGTAGAGATGCCTCATTTAAGTTTGGTACTAATCCCTGCTCTGAGATTATCTTACGTCCTTATCAGTTCTGTAACCTGTCTGAGGTTGTTGTACGAGAAGACGATACACTACAAACTCTTAAGCAGAAGGTACGTACAGCTACAATCCTTGGTACTCTACAAGCTACCATGACTGACTTCCGTTACCTGCGTAACATCTGGAAAAAGAATACAGAAGAAGAAGCATTGCTTGGTGTCTCTATGACAGGCATTATGGACTGTAAGCTTACAAACGGCTCGACGGGTGAGGCTACACTAGGAAGACTCTTAGAGACTCTTAGGGACGTTGCAGTAGAGACTAATAAAGAGTGGGCTAACAAGCTGGGTATTAACCAATCTGCTGCTATTACCTGTGTTAAGCCCTCTGGTACTGTATCTCAATTGACTGACAGCGCCAGCGGTATTCATCCTCGCTTCAGTGATTACTACATCAGGACTGTACGAGCAGACAAGAAAGATCCTCTTGCTACAGCCATGATTGATGCAGGTTTCCCTCACGAAGAAGACGTAATGAACAGCTCTAACTGGGTGTTTAGCTTCCCTCAGAAGGCTCCTAATAAAGCCGTGACAGTAGAAAGCATGGGTGCTATGGAACAGTTAAAGCTGTGGAAGGTCTATCAAGATAGCTGGTGTGAGCATAAGCCCTCTATGACTTGTTACTACAATGACGATAACTTCTATGCTGTGTGCCAGTGGATCTGGGAGAACTTTGACAGCGTTAGTGGTATCAGTTTCCTTCCAGAAGCAGAGCATGTATATAAGCAAGCCCCTTACCAGAAGATAGACAAGGCTACGTATCAAAAGCTTTTAAAAGAAATGCCTAAAGATATGGAGTGGGATATTGAGGAGCTGGATGACAACACAGAGGGCGCTCAAACCTTAGCGTGTGTTGCAGGAGTGTGTGAGATATGAGAGGCAACATCATCTCATTTCAGGTTTATATAGACTCAAAGGGTAATCTTATGACTGAGTTCAGCAGATTACCTGACGAGGGCTTAAAGATATTTGACACAGAAGATAAACCTTATATCAAGAAAGTATTGAATGAGGCCTCTGTTAAACTTGAGGGGCTTCACGATTACTTAGAAAAAGAATTACAGGCTTTATAATGGATGATATATATTTTACACCAGAGACAAGGCTGTCTGCCGTGTTCAGAACTAACTCTGAGATTATAGCTGCGTTAGCCTCTATAGAACTGGCCGAAGAAAACATTCAAATAATTACAGAGCTTTTAAAGAAGCACTCTGATTTTGTTTTAGATCTATCAGCCAAAGCCGCCCTAGCAGAACGGCTAGATGTACGGATAGTTAAGTAGCTACCATTTTACACGGTCAGCCCAGTAAGCCGCAGACATTTTACCTTTTTTAATATTCTTTGCGTGTCTTGCTTTAAATGATTTACGCTTGGCTTTCATACGAGCAGATTCCCCGGCTTTTGGCTTCCCTGCTGTCTTTGCACCCTTCTGTCCGAAACGGATTGTCTTAACTTTATCACCTTCTTTAGCGACAACAACATGAGACTTCTTGGGGTGAGAAGGAGTACGCTTAGGCTTGTTAAAACCACTAACACCTGCCCTTGCTAAACGCGGATCTTTTTTCTTAGCCATCTGTATATTCCTCTTCTTTTTTATCTAACCAAACAACAATTAACAGCAGTAAAAATACTACTATAGTTCTCATACCTTGCGATGCCTACGTGTTTTCTTTGCAATCTTCTTAGGCTGCTTGCTGTGTTGCTTACCCTTCTTAGTATCTTCACGTTTCTTCTTAGTAGTGGCTGCGTATTCTTTACTGCTTAAAGATTTGATAGCCTTTTCAGGAAGATAACGCTCTCCTGTTTTACTAGACTTCTTACCAGACTTAGTACGCCACTTCTGTTTTGTCCAAGCCTTTAAAGACTTCTGAGACTTTTTAAGAGCCATTACTTGTACCCTCCACCCTTAGCCTTATATTGTTTAGCTAACATCTGAGCTTTACGTGCTGACCACTGACCAGCTTTACCGCCCTTTGAACCTGCTTTAATTCTATTAAATAGATTCTTACGCATAGTAGGCTTAGTATAGTTACCCGCTTTATTAACCGTAGACTTTTTTCTAGCCATTACTTTCTCCTCCAAACACGAATACCATATATAGCTGCAAACACTGCTAGTATTAACCACTGATACCAGTCAGGCGTTTTAGATAAAGCAGCAAAGCCATCTTCTACATACTGAACAGTACCCGGAATAAAACTAAGAACCATAGGAATAGAAAGTAATAATAATACAAATTCATCCTTCCATCCAGAGTTACGTATCTGTTCAAGCTCCCATGAGTTGTCCATCTCTTGCCCCCTCATAGTAGCTTCTAGCTTCGTTCTGTGGCGAGCTTCTTCAATCTCTAATGCCTTTACCTTCTCTTGGTGTTTACGCTCGCTACGGGCTGATACAGCGTCTACAACCTTGCCTCCTAACCCACCTACCAAGTTACCTATAATGCTCATAGCTTTCTCCTAGTTCAAAGGATTAGATAAGTAATCCATTCCTGACCACAGATCTTCTATTTCTGTATCTATTTTCTTTAATTTAGAATCTACATCTTTTAAATCTTTTGTCATTAGTTCAGCCTGTGTGACTGTAACACGCATAGATTCTAATTCTTTTTCAAGCTCTATTACTTTCTCGTTGATTGTAAGCAGCTTGGCCTGTTGCTCTGCTATAGTTTTTAAATTAACTCCCAGCTCTGCAAGCTTTCCTTGTAATTGATTTACGTCATTAGTAATAAGCTCCTGCTGAATCAGGCTTATTTGTTCTGCTAACTCAGCCTCAATACGGCTTACCTCTTCTTCAACAGGAGCAACATCAGGTATCTGCAAGGCTTCTACCGCTTCTAGACGGCTGTAGAGGCTGCTGGCAGTCCATACACCGCCTCCTAGTGTTGTAGCTAGGCTAAGTAATATAGCGATGTACACGCCTTTAAAAGACGTACCACCGATTGTTAGTTCTGTTTCAGCTAAACTCATTAGTCGCAATCCTCGTTAAACATAAAACATCTGTAGCCTAATGCAGTAGGGCCAGTTAGATACAGCTCACTTTCAGCTCCTGTTGCTAACCAGTCTGCCTCGCTCAAGTAGAAGTCCATATCAAACGAACCCTGCTGACCATTAATATAAACCGCACTAGCGTTGTTAGTTCCAGTGTGAGACAGTTTTACCCACTGCTGATTCTGAGAAAATGTTAGTGTACCTTCGTTTGCATTAGTATTATTATTTTCAGCTCCTTGCTGCAAAAAAGCTACTGCGTCTTCATTGGCTGCTACACCTAGATATGCTGAAGCATTGTTACCATGTTCTTCTATATCATCTAAAGACTGATTGTAAGTATCTACTTGATCCTGTGTAATCGTTAATGCTGTTTCGTTCGCAACAACGTATTCCTGAACTTCTGCTTTATCGTCGGGAGTCTCTGCCTCAGCAGCAATCTCTGCAACCTCTACGACCGCAATCATTTCTACAACAACTTCTGTAAACTCTTCTACGGCAGTATTCATCAGCTCAAACTCTGTGGCCGCTTGAGCTTCTAAGAGTGCTTGAACATCTCCATAGGCTTGATAGTCGCCCATGTTGCCAAGCGCGGTGTTGTAAGCATTTAACTGCGCTGTGCTTATGTGAGCAGTCCCAGCAAGGCTACCGTTTGTCAAAGCGCCTCCTGTGTTTGAATAAGCATAACCAGCACCAGCAAGCTTAATACCTCTGTCTATTTGATTAACAAGTGCAGTGCTAGAAGTAATTAAAGCATCTAACTCATTGGAGTGAGCTACGGAACTTAACAGACACAGAGATAACATCGTCATTATTCTCTTCATCATTAATAGTTTCTCCTATTTTCAATATCTTGTTGTACCACTCTTGTGTTTCTGTGTAAGTAGGGTACGCAGGTCTTTTGCTAAATGTAGCATGTACGCGCATCTTTACTTTTCCGTAGTCTGGTATGTACAACTCAGGCTCTCGCTTCATAAGAAGGAAAGCCCTTTTACCTACAACAAGCTTACTGCCAGAAAGGATAGGACAAGGCGTACCTGAAACAAACATGCTTCTCCATACGTCCGGGTCTTCACACATCCTAGCAATAGCAGCAACTTTCATGCCTAGATCGCTTAAAACTTTAGCATCTCTACGCCTGTTACAGTCGTCATCAGATTTATAATTACCCTTGGTAATACCTACTATGCCTGTCTGGATGCTTCCTCCTTGCCCCTGTAGACAAGTTTCTACTCCATTAGACATATATGTAGGCGCTATTGCAGAGCCTACTGGCATTTCAGAAGAGCTTCCTGCGCCATTGTACGTATTACTTATTGATCTATCTTCTGTTTGGTTGTGGCTGCTTACAGTACTTCCTACGGTATTAGTATTTAAACTACCCTCTTGGCTGTTATCGCTGTCTGCTGTATCTCCCATGACAGCTTGGTCTGCTGCAAAGGATAACAAAGGCAGCATAAGTAAAAGTAATAACCAACGCATTTAACTAGCCTCAATAGCTCCACACCCAAGGACGAGGACGGCCTTCATCCCAATCAAGGTCATCTAAATGTATAAACCTATTATTGCCTTTTTGATTAACACCAATACCAGTCATGCCTACTCTTAACGCAGCATCTAAAAGCTTGTGAGCTTTGTCTCCGCTAACAGCAATGTCAATGGCGTGGCCTGAAGCATGAGCGCCGGGAGTTTTTTTCTTACGCTCAATGATGTGATCCTTGCAACGGTAAGCAGAAGTAACAACAAAAGGAAACCCTAGCTCATGGCGAAGAGCTTCTACTTTAACCATAAAAGATTCATCCATTCCATCAGCACCACAGTGTTGACATTTAAGTTCTTCTGTGCTAAAATATTTATACATTATTTAACTTGCTCCTTAAAGAGTTTAAGACTTTACCGCCTTCTACATATCTAAATTTTTCTTTATCAGATCTATCACCAAAAATAGCTTTTTTAACAAGGACTAAAGGGCCTACCTGAATAGCTTCTTCTCCACCTGTTACAGGATTACCTGTTTTTCTATCAAAGAAATAAGAATGTCTATCTGGGTTATAACCTACTTGAGTCCACTCAGGGTCATTTAAATACTTTTGAGCTAACCTATAATTTTCTTCATCACTTCTGTTAATAAGATTACCTCCTATTCTAGCAAAAGGACTTTTAGCTTTACCT